ATCACTGGCCTGGATATATGGATCCTGTACATCCCCGTATTTAGTGATGTTAGTCCAACCCGTCATCTTCATATCTGTAGACGAGCTAGATCCAGCATCACCCTTATCACCCTTATCCCCTTTGTCTCCTTTCGGTATACCAAAAGTAAGAGTATTACTTGAGTTATCCCATTTTACTGTGGGAGCTGTTCCAGCAGCCAGAGCCGTAGCCGCTACTACTAAGGCTGAACCTAAGATAGATCCGTCCAATTTAACTTTATCAGCAGCAGACATCAGACCTGCCAATGCCTGAGTTGCTACCTCGAAAAACACGTTCAAGCTTTCGGATTCAGCTCCAAAAGCATTGGTCTTATCCTTTCTGGACCGAGATTTGAAAGCCAGCTTATTCTGAGTTGCAGTTCGAGTGAGGGAAGTATTTACACCCGATACCGTAGTTAACCCAAATGACTCTAAGATAGTCCTATTTATCAAGCCCTCATTACCCCCATAAGCTGTAGTACTGGTAGTACCTAATCCCGATTTTATCAGGGCAGTGATAATGGTTTTGAGTTTTACCTTCTGAGTTGCAGATATCTGAATCATCTCTTCCCCAGTGGGGGAGGTAGTTTCAGTAAACTGAGAACTACCTATCTCATGGAATTCTGCCATAACTTGAATTATTTATTTTGATTTTCTTCTAACTGTTTAACTCTACTACGAAGGTATGCAACCTCATCCTGTTTATAACCAGCTTTCTTACCGTCATAAATAGATACTATACCATTGAACATGGCAACTATCAGATTATCACTTCTCTGAACTACAGTCAAATAAGCTTCTGCTTGTTGAGCTGTTGCAGGAGCTTTGGTAGTTCTAAATACTAAAGTCTTCCTCCTTTCTACCCCTGATAGATTAGCATCAGAAGTTATTTGAGATTCAGAACTTCCTTCTATTCCGGTATAATCAATATAGAAATTATCGCCGGAACCGTCATCCCAAGGTATAGTAGCTTTTGCCATACATTGAATATTAAAATTTAGAGGTATAGAGGGGATATCCCACCCCTCTATACCAAAATCCCTCGGTCCTATGACTTGGGAGTAACCGTAAAGGTCGTGTTGGTGTCCACCGTAACCTGTACTGCCGAACCATCCTGAGGTACATCGATTGAGGTCGGTGTAACTTCGATGAACGGATCGCCTGCAGTCTGGTTAAGAGTAGCCGTTGCCTTCTGACCACCGTTTGCTGTAGCAATAATCTGTTGCGTACGAGCTTCGATGGTATCATTAGCTGCTGCCGTCAGGGTTAAGCTGAAGCTGTACTTGGCTTTTGCACCGGGGTCACCTATAATAGCCGTACCTGAAGTTGCACTTGAGCCATTAGCTTGATACGCTATTGCAGAAATATCAGCAGCAATGATATCACCACTACCCTTACTGAAGGTTATCTTTGTAGTGTTCGACGTACCAGTGAGTGTTACTGCACCTCCGCCCTTATCCACTGCGGGACTTGTATTGTCGAACTGGATAAACTCAGCTGCAGGCAAGTGATTTGCCACAAACTGTTTCTTTTCTGCTACACCAACTGCCTCTACTTCAAAGGTAGCAGTCTGGGCTACACGGTTACCACGATTGGCAACTTCAGCCTTGACCTGAAGAGTGGTATCACCCGAACCTGATGACGGGTTGACTACTACACCATTCTGTTTTACTTCGGCCATTTTTTTTTATTTGGGTCTTACTTTGAAAGTCGTGTTAGTCTTTACAGTGGTTTCATCCTCGTAGTGATTCATTTCGCTCAGTTCAAGGATGTATTTGGTCAACTCTACGTACTTATTTATATTCTCCATATAGGCGAGTATCTTTTTCGTCTCTTCCGGGGTTTCTCTCTTCAGTACCACAAAGAATAGTAAAGCCTCATCATGTGCCTGAGCAACCTGAGTATCACCAGTGGGAGAATAGACCTTGCCATTGATTACGAACTTGTCCTGTGCCCAGTCAAAGTTCCAATAACCCTCGGGAGTTAAATGCCCATTCTCTTCTAATGACCTTTTAGTTACATACAGTACAATATTGATTCCATCTAGTTCGCCTGAGACAGTCTCTTTTAATGAAGGCCATGTTCTTATAAAGTTGTACTGAATTAAGCCGTCCAGAAAGTACGGTTCGTAGTTATTGCCCGTATCTTCACCGTATGACAGAATCTGGTCAAATCTCTTTAACCAGATTAGAGGTTGTTTCCCAGCATCCACTTCAACAAAGTCATTTACAATGGCCTTGTATCTGTCCCATACTCCTTTTGTAATCCTTTTCCGTCGTACCATATCCCATTACTTCTTTACTGGGAAGCCTGGGTCTGGGCCATCTAATGGTCCTGGCCTCCGGGGGTTGACTACTTTGGGAACTACTACTTTCTTCACCGTTCGGCAAATAGGTAGATAGATGGAAAGTCTTTCAGCAAGCATACACAGATTTTGTTTGAGTATATCAATAACTCCACCTGGTTGCATTGCTTTTATGACATTAGATGAGGTTTTAGATTCAGAGTCAGTATCGTTGAAGAATTCTACCTCAGTTGGACCTGTTTGTATTCGTTTAACCTCGCCTGAACCTCGGCTTGACTCTGAGGATTCGGATTCAGAACTTGAGGATGAGTTACTCTCCTTAACGGATTCTGCAGTAGCACCGACCATCAATGAAATCTGTACAACCATAAAATCATAGGCTGCCAATTCCATAATTAGCTGGTTTTCTAGAGCTTCATAATACAACTCATTATTAAATTCCTCTATGGGTACTTCGTGATTTACTAGCGGCTGAATATACAGCTGCCATTTTTCAATAAACTGTTGCTTCTCTTGCAGAGAAAGTTTACCGAAGATATCCTCTGGGATATAAGTGTCAATCAGCTCATAGATACTGCCAGGCAACTGGGTATTTACCTTATCACTAACTCCAATGACTCTTGACTTGGAAAGGTTAGCTCCGCCTACGTTGTTGGTTATTGTTACCTTGACAACATAATCACCAGGAGTTTCATAAAGATGGGAAGCAGTTACCACACCTACATGTGATTCTGTCTTCCCATCACCAAATGTCCACGTTACTGTAAAGTCGTTGGGTAGTTCATCAGCGAATGCCCTGAACCTTGCATTGAGTCCAACTATGGTAGATAAGAAATCTACCGTCTCCATAGCTTACTCGTCGTCTTCGTCCTTCAGCTCATCGAGGATAGCATTCACCAGGTCGAGCTTGGTATCACCCTCTTCCGGCTCAATCTCCAGAGAGATGGCCAGGGCCTTCAGCTCTTCCGTGTTGAACTGCTCCTTGATTTTCTCTGGAGCCTCTTCTGCCTCGGCGAGGTCTTCGAACTTCTTCTTAACGGCTTCCAGGTCTACCTCCTTCTTAGGAGCAG